GAGGGATTATTGTTATATAAAATATCCTGTAACAATTTCATTTGATGATTGTTAAAGCAAATAATATTATAAATTTAAAAATATTATTTACCATTTAGTGGTTTTTTTTACACTAATTTTGGGTCCAGCACCTCTCTTTTTAGTCTTACTTGGATCATATTGTTCTTCTTGTTGTTCGTCAGGTAATCCTTTAGATAATTCCCAGAATTCTTTAGACCCAAGACGGAAATCATTATGATTATCAGCTTTATACCAAAAGACTTGGTCTTGTAATTTATTAGATTTTGAATTATTATTAATAACAAGACATTCGTAGTTTTCTGTACACTGGTCCATAACTTGACAGAAGGACTCAAATGTTGGGAACATTCCAGCATAATTATCATATATTCGTTTTCTATTTGCAATATAATTTTCTCTCAAAATAAAAACATAATCAATATTGGTTCTCAGTGTGGGAGGAATACCTAAAGGATATTGCATTGTTATCACTAACATTACCTTCCAGTGTCTTCCATTCATGAAAAGTAATCGCATTAATTTATCACGAGACCATGTGTTATCATATAAACAATCATCTAAAATAACAAATGCTCTAGGATCAATTGATGACCTTTTATACATTTCTATTTCTTTTTTTACTTGATTTAATACAGTTCTTTGGCGTTTTAATATATTTTCAATAATAGCTGAATTATATTCATTATGAATAAATAATCGTGGGACCATTTTCCCATAAAATCCGTTACCTTCTTCTGTTCCTGAAATAACAGTTCCAATAGGAATTTCTTGTTGATAATATAATAAATCTCTTACTAAAAACGATTTACCTGTATCACGTTTACCAATTAAGACTACAACAGGACCTTTGTTTTCAGTTGCCTTAAACTGAATGCTTTTCATGTCAAATTTTTTAAGCTCTAGACTCATTTCTATAATATTTATAAAAAAATATAATACAAATTAAACGCTATTAATTTTTTTCTAAATCAAACGAATCAATTAATCGATTCACAAGAAGCTTTTAGAAATATAATAAAATATATTTTCAAATAATTAGTTAAAAATAAATAAAATTTATATTTTAATTCACTAAAGATGATAACTATCAATTATCAAAAAAGGAAAAATATTGAACTATTTAAACGTTTTGAAGAACCAACATCCCTTTTTCTCTCTAAAACTCAAAATTATATACCAATTTATACAAGATTCTTTACCTTAAATGATACAAATTACAATGGTATTAATCTAAATAATAAATGGTTTATATCAAATATAAGTGAACAAATTGAAGACAATGATAATCTTTTTATGTGTAGAGTAAAAAATATAGATACTAATAAGGTAAAAGATAGAGAAGTATTCTTCAAAATGGCTCCTTTATTAGACCCATATAAATACATGATTGGTAAATATGATATTACAAACCCAAAACTCTTTAATTTACCAAAATTAAATTCAACTATAGAAGATTGTAATTCTAAATTTATTGATGTTAATAACTCAGCTTATGTCGATGGTTTATTTTTATTTTTATCAAGTCAATTAAGAAACACATATAGATTTATACATGGTGTTGAATATTATGGTTCTTTCTTAGCTATTAAAAATGAATTTAAAATTAATGTTTTTGATGATATTGATTATTTAAATAATTCTGATTTTTTTAATAAAAATAAAAATATATTATTTAAGGTAGATAACTATGAACATTTGTTTCAACAAGAACAAACAAAATTAAAACCATTAACTATTGGTAATAATATTAGTTTAAATTCTTTAAAATCAGTTGATAACGAAATGTTTAATGATGTTTTTGATGAAGGTAATAGTTCAATTGATTTAAATGAATTAAAAGACTTATCATTAGATTTACTAGATATAACAAATGTATCATTAATAACGGAACATCAAGTAACTTTAAAATCTAATTCAACATGTTCATCGCGTTCATCGCATACAAATGATGGAGATTTAGATGATGATTGTGAAAATTGTCCCCAAGATGTCGAGGTATTTGATTCAAGTTCTGAAAAAAATAGTAATAATAGTTTACAAGAAGAAAATGATAATGAAGAATATAATGAAGAAGATTATGAAGATGAAGAAGATGAAGAAGAGACAATACATGTATTTATTCCAAAATTTCCTGTTCAAGTTATTGGAATGGAATATTGTGAAAATACTTTTGATGATTTAATTTTAAATAATGAATTAACTAACGAAGAATGGTATTCAGCATTTATGCAAATAATTATGATTCTTATAACATATCAAAAAGCATTTAATTTTACACATAATGATTTACATACAAATAATGTGATGTATAATCAAACTGACAAAAAATATTTGTATTATTGTTATAAAAAGAAGTATTATAAAGTTCCAACATTTGGAAGAATATTTAAAATAATAGATTTTGGTAGAAGTATTTTTAAATTTGACGGAAAAGTATTTTGCAGTGATAGTTTCCAAACTGGAGGCGATGCTGCAACCCAATATAATACAGAACCATATTTTAATGATAAGAAACCTAGATTAGAACCAAACTATAGTTTTGATTTATGTAGATTAGCATGTTCAATTTTTGATTATGTTATTGATGATTTTGAGGAAATGAAAGATTTAAGTAAAATCGAAGACCCAGTAAAACGCTTAATTTTTGAATGGTGTTTAGATGATAAGGGAATAAATATGCTTTATAAAAATAATGGTGTAGAGAGATATCCAGAGTTTAAATTATATAAAATGATAGCAAGATGTGTTCATAATCATACACCTCAAGCTCAATTGGAACGTATTGAATTTGATAATTTTAAATTTAATGGAGATATTAAGAATATGGATGATGTTATTAATATAGATTTAATTCCATCACATATTTAGAGTTTTTTAATAAAATCCATAATAGAATATATTTATATATATTATGGATAATAGATTTGGATTTATTATAACTAGATATGTTAATTCAGTTAAAACAAATAATTATTGGAATCATTGTGTAAAATTGATTAGGACTTTATATCCATTACAAAAAATTGTAATTATAGATGATAATAGTAATTATAATTATGTTAGTTCAGAATTTGATTATAAAAATGTTCAGATTATTCAATCAGAATTTCCTGGTAGAGGTGAACTTTTGCCATATTATTATTATTTAAAACATAAGTTTTTTGAAAATGCTATCATTATTCATGATAGTGTATTTTTTCATACACGTATTCAGTTCGAAAAGTTAAATGGTATAAATGTAATGCCTTTATGGTTTTTTCATTCAGATAAAGAAAATGTTGATAATACAAAAAGAATTGCGAAATATTTGAAAAACAATATTTTAATAGATAATAAAGTTTCAAAAGAAGTCAATATTCTTGGAATGACTACAGATAAATGGTATGGATGCTTTGGAGTCCAAAGTTATATAAATTTAGGTTTTCTTCAATATATAGAAAATAAATATGGAATAACAAATTTAATTTCAGCAGTAACATGTAGAGCAGATAGATGTTGTTTAGAGAGAATATTTGGCACAATTTTTTTTACAGAATCGCCAAAATTATTTAGAAAAAAATCCTTATTAGGCGACATCATGAAATATCAAAAATGGGGTTATTCTTATGACCAGTATATGGTAAACTTAAAAAAAGGCACTATACCAAGAATGGTAGTCAAGGTTTGGACTGGCCGTTAGTTTGTAAATGTTTTTGACGTTGATGAGCATGTTCCACCCGTGTAACTTACATCATATTTTACATTTATAGGTTTTGTTTTTGTGTTTGATGAATAAGTGAATATCCATGACAAATCAGCATAATCCACACCTTTTGTTGTTATACATGTATAAATCGTATCTTCATATTGAGCATATGCTCCTCTATTTACACTTAAATCTTGAGGAAAAATATTTATTGGTTGATTACCTGGACCACCTAAATGATTTGCTAAAATATGACCAGCATCACAATCTTGAACACCATCATCATCTAATGAACGCGCATAATTTTGGGTACAAGTTGTTGTGTCTGTTCCTTTATATATATTTGTAATTGATATACGAATATCTGCTGACGTTATAACAGGTATATTATTATGTAAAGTATAGTAGTATGTGCCTGTTGTTCCACCTCCAATAGTTAACAAATTTTTACCTTCTACCGGACATGGAACTGTCGTACAATAACAACTCGATGTCGAATTATACGCATTAATACCTATTTTCATAGACAAAATAGAGAGAAAGAATAAAATATATTTCATTTTATATATATTTTATTTATTTAAAATCCAGGATTATCTGTAAAAACTGGTGTTATTTTTTGAGACATTCCACCTTTTATTACCGGATTTATTTGGTCTATTACAAAATTAGCAATTATTACACTAAAATAAACCAAAAAGGCGTCCCGTATTAAAAGCTTTAAGGGTTTACTTTCTTTTTCAATATATCTCATTTCTAAAAATTTTGCTAACAAAAATACAATTGATATAATAGCGGCCAATACAAATATATTTGTCATTTATTAATTTATTCAAGAACAATCTTATTATTAATTTTACGCAAATTACTCTAAAATTTCAATTTCATCTATTAATAAATCTGGTAGTAAATCTAATTTTGGTTCTTCAATATTATGAACATCTAAATTATCTAGATTAAAACTTTGATCTGAAATTGTTATTTTTACATTATCATCATCATCTTCTGATTCTCTTTTTCTTTGTTCATTTCTTATTACGCTAATTTCCTCCAATCTATCTATACTTTTTGGTGCGGTAATTTGTGATACACCATTATCAGTTTGAATGTAATCAATATAATTAAAAGTAACACCACTTTTTTGTATTTGTTCTACAATAGGAGAATTTTCTTCAGTAGAAATTATAGGTACATGAGTAACTTCTTCTTTTACCTCTTCAATAACATCTTCTTCAACAGATTCATCCATATAAGCTTTTAATATAGCTTCAACAGGGATACTTTCCCTCAATGTATTTAATATACATTCTTGAACAATTATTTCTAGTTCTCTATAATTTTTTTGAATTTGTAATGGTTCAATACCTACTTGAAATAAATATACATTCTTATACACTTTTCTTGCCACATTAATATAAACTTTATGAATAAAATCATCTAATTTTGGAACATTTATATCGATTTTTTTTTGTTTCTGACCTACTCTCATAGCAGTTAAAACTTTAAGCTGAATAATATGAACACATGTTACTAAATCTTCTAAATAATTACATGCTGATTTTTCACATATTCTTTTTCTCTCATTCTCCACTATTTGTTGATTCCACTTTGGAATTCGAGATATTAAATTTTGAAAGGTCATTAAATATTTATCCATTTCATTATTATCTTTACAAAGTTTAATAGATTCTTCAAGTATAGATTTATATCCGTCAATTACTAAAGGTGTTAATAGAGTAACTAATCTAGCTCCCCATTCATTTTTAGATTCGTGAAGCGCACTTACATTAAAGTCGTCCATTTACATAAAACTTATATTTTCTAAACATAGTTCTGAACTTAAAAAAATAAAATTTAATATAAACAACATCAAAAGCTTTTCATTTCTAAATTCACTCCTTATACGATTAAAACAAATTAATAGTTCATATCTTTTTTCTGTATTAATTAGATTATCTAAAAATTTTGGGTTTTCTAATAAATGTAAAATATCTAATGAGCTATAACTTTTTTCATATAATTTACTAGATAACAACATTAAATTTTCAATTGAGATTTTTTTTGTAACTGATTTTGTAAGTTCTTTTTTAAGCAAATCTAATTTTTGTGCTTTTATATCTTTCATATTGAAGACTTGATTTAAATTATACTTATAAAGATTTACAGGTTGAGAATTAATAACTGGTTCAGAAACATATATTTCACAAAATCTTGATAAAATTGGTTTCATTAAATTATATTTATCCTCGGCTACAATAAAAAATCTAGTATTATGACTAAACAATTCTATACATCTTCTTAATGCTGATTGAGCATCCATTGTTAATTTATCCGCGTTTAGTAATATTATACTTTTAAAATTATTACCACCATTTGAGTTTATATGTGTCTTAGCAAAAAATTTTAATTCTTCTCTTATAAATTTAATGCCTTTACCATGTGAACAATTTACATACATAACAAAAGATTTTATTTTATCTTTATCATTATCATAAATTTTATGGATAAATTCATTTACAATACTACGTTTACCGGCACCTGTTGGACCATGAAATAGAATGTTTGGTATTTTGTGTATTTCATGAAAGTAATTTAATTTTTCTTTTATATTTTGATGAATATTTAATGACATTAAGTTACTATAATTTACGAAGTGTTTTTATATTTAAATAGAACGTATTTATTTATTTAATTAAGTAATTTGTAAGAAATTTGTAAAATTGTTCATAACTCATATTTGGTGCCAGTTTATTTTTATCTATTGTTACAGAACAACCACCTGTTTTTAAATCAGAAACATCAAACTCTTCTATTCCATAATCTATAGCAGTATGTACTATTTTTTCTACTTCATCTTCTCTTTCTGGTTTAACGTGTAAATGTAAACTAAATTTACTTGTATCAGCACCATATAAGTAAAGATTACTAATTATATAAGAAAAATCTTTATTTGTTAAAGTTCCACATGTGTCTGATAAGCATATTTTATCAAATTTACTAAAATTTAGATTATATAATTCGTCTATTATATAATTAATTGGAATTTTTCCCTCAATTGGACATTCATTAATACATGATACATATAATTTAACATTAAAGTTTTTATATTCTTGAATAATCACGCCATTCTCTTCATCAATTTTATAACTTTTATAATCATCTAAAAATTGTAGCATATTATTAAATTTTTTTGAAGTTTCTTGTGTTGTCATTTTTGTATTTTTTAATTGAAAACTATTTGAAACTGAAGTAATAAATGAAAAATTTGTTGCTCCAAATTTAACAGCATTCATTAATTGTTCTTCATTAGGAATTAAAATATATTTATTTTTATTATCCTTAATACAATTAAATAACTCTTCAGTATCTTTAAAAATAGGGTATATTTTTGTATTAACACATGAACCTATTTCAATATTTCTAGGGTTATATTTTTCCATTATTTCTTTGTATATTTGTTGTTTAAAATCAGTAGTATATATTTTTTGTTCATCTAAATTTAATCCTTGTAATCCATCCCTCAATGTAACATCGAATGGTCTTACTCTGGATAATTTATTGACATATTTTGCTGTTAGAATTTTATTAGATTGATAACATTCTATAAAAGAGCGAACACATTTAGGATAAGAAATTGCTTTCATCATTATATTTAATAAAATTACTTTAAGCATTTTTATAAATTAATTTATGAATTTATAAAAATTGTTAAAATTATACAGAGCTAGTTAGTGATTGTGTATAGGGATTATTTTTAAATGCTGTTAAAATATCTGGATTAATTCTATCACATCCATAACATTCATCATAATATTGTGGTGCACGAATAGCACCATAAGTTTGAGTAGATGGAGGTAATGAGCTTAAATTAGAGTAAGCAGGATTCATTCTACCGGCGAATCTATCACAATCATCTCTACAATGAATGTTCATTTGTTGATTAAATATTTGAGTTCCACCTTGATTAGGTCTGTTATAAATAGTTTGAGATTTAATGTCATTATTATGTTGTCTGTATGCGGCATCATAATTCATATCACCATAACCAGTAGCATAACCACCAGCAGCTGTAAAATATTCACAACTTGTAGTATCTCTTTGTGTCAAGTCAGGAGAAGAATAATTATTTACATAAATACCATCGGTTTGGTTATTAATATTGAAATTCAAACTATGTAATGTAGTTTCCTTAATTGTAGTTGGTGTGGATTCTAGTGGATTATAAACTGGTCCTTTGGATATTGAACTTGCGCCTTCACCATAAACTCTAACATTATTAATGGTTTCATCTTTTCGAGTTGGTTTTAAAATATCCATTAAAGGGGCAATAACTGCGCCAATAGCTCCACTAAATCCACTTCTCATTGTATCTGGTTGTCTAACTGTTGAACGATGATTTTCATAATTTGTATGGCTACGTAAAAATCCTTCTTTATCAGTATGGTCACCTCTTCCAACAGCCATTCCATGATTAACACTGCCTTCTAATGCTTCATGACGTTTTGATGGTTCAAAGTTTTGTGGAGCAGTGGCAGCTTTCACATCAATAGCGCCTGCGGGACCCATATAATCAATAGGAATATCATTTCTTCTTACGATACCCATCTCTTGAATTGGTCTTAATGTTTCTCCTTTAGATGCTCCAGTAGTTGTTAACCAACGATCTTGAGTATTAATAAAAAAAGTATCTGGTCTTTGTTTTTCAACACGACCCAACATTTGAGTGGTGGCTGCTGTTTTTATAATTGAGTCAGCAGGACCTTCATGACCCAATAATTGATATTCTAATCTTGGATTAGTATCAACTCTTAATTCATCAACTGTCTTAGGTAACCATTTATCTCTTGCTTCCATTCCTGAGTTATATCCTCCGCTTCCATTAATACCATAACCTTGGTTTAAACCTGGACCAACCATAACAGTGTCAAATGGTTTAACATTATTATTTTTCATTCCAGGATTTACACGAGATTGATAAAAATCGCTTTGGTTTGGCATACCATAAGCCCATTGCATATTTTCTTCCGGTTTAAATAAAGGTGCTTGCTCAATTTTCTTAATAGTTTGAGACCCAGAACCAATCATATTGTCTAAAACAGATTCTGTAATATTCATGTCATAAGTACGACCTTTAATTTTGCCACCATTAAAAGGTATCATGTTATTATGTTTAAATTGGTCGGATTTTAAGTAGTTACCTGTAAGAGAAAAAATATCTTGTGGGTTTTTTCCTACATCTACACCTTTTCTCTCTTTTTGTTGATATAAATTTTGATTAAAATACTTATCTGTAGCTGAATTTGGATTTGGGTAATTTTGAATTGTATCAACAGATTGATTTATGTTTAATACAGGGAAATTTTGCGGAGGAATATTCGTATTTGGTAAATAATTACCAAATCTCTCACTATCTCTTGTAGCTAGATTTGTTTTTATACCCATATTTACAAAATTTTCTTGTGTTATTTTTCTGATTTCTTTTTTAGTACAATCTTCATTTTTTTGATTTGATATTACATACATACCACCTAATGCTATTAAAGGGACTGCTATTTCCATATTTATATATATAGAGTATTATATTTTAATTCATATATAATAATCTAAATGCCAATTTAATT